CCTCGTAGACCTTCGCCATGATCGCCATGCCGAACAGGCCGATCAGGAAGCCAACCAGGCCCTCGGCATCCTTGATGCCGACCCACTGGGCCGCTGGCGTGCTGGCGTAGTAGCTCAGCGCGGCACCGCCGATGCCCATGAAAATACGTTCAGGAATGGTTCCCTGGACGAACCGCAGGGAGACAACAGACCCAGCCAGGCCGGCCGCTAATTTGGCGACGGAGAAATCCGGGTTTAGGTCAGCCATGGTTGGAATTGGATGTGTGTGACAGGTCAATCATTGCGCTAGTCTGGCATCACGACATTGCTATGCAGCAATCTCCGTCACCGTGATGGACGAGAACAGAATCCCGCCCAAGCGCCGGGCCCCGCCGTCGCCATTCATTGTCAACGTGCCAGCCATATGCATGCCAGCGCGGACGCTAAACGTGATTTCGCTGGTGGTGCCAGCCGTCATTACGTGCGAGAACGAGACCTGCTCGTAAGTGCCATTTCCGCCATATTTGGTTCCACAGGCAAGAGCACTAGCAATAACGCCTTGGAATAGTGCGACAGTCGCATAACTTGCACCATTCATTGACGCATTGAATACGACCTCGATGCGGAGCTTACTTGCAGCGCTGGTTGGCGTGATGGTTCGCGTGAAGAAATCGGCACCCTCGGTATTCTGAGGAATCGTGTCGTCAAACGGCATGATATTAGTAGTGGTCGAAACGGCTCCCGTCTGGGTGCCCACCACCTGCACCACGGATCCGCTCAACCGGGGTATCAGCGCCGGGTCCACAGTAGTTCCAGTGCCAAAAATAGCACCGAGTCGTTTAGCTAGGCTCATATACCTCCCTGGTTATGTTTCGTGTCGCGCGGATCAGCAGTGCGTTTCGGACGGATCCACCGGATTCAACAGCTTCTCGCACGTAAAGGTGGCGAACTGCTTGGCGAATTCGCTTGGCGCCGCGACCTCTCGGTAATACTTGAAGCGGTCGCTGATCGACTTGGTCCCGTCTGGCGTGCGGCCAAACATCAGCGTCAGCAGCGTCCAATTCAGCACCAGGTCAGTGAAGTAAAAGCTGACCAGCGCAGGCGAGAACAGCACCACATTGAGCGCGTTCAAGCTGCCCTTCAGGTACTGGCGGTACGCGCAGATGCAGGCCGCGAAGCCGATATAAAACTTCCATGCGGCGAGGAATGTCAGGTAGGTGAATTCGATCATTTTGGTTCCAGTAAAAAAATTTCAGCCATCAATAAGTTTTGTCATTGGTCGAGAAGAAAGAATTCCAGCCAACTGCACAACGCCTGTGCTGTTTGTGTTTGCAACATCGTTGCGGAAGCTCTCCACTGCTGCAGCTGTGCTGCGCTGCTGCCTTGAGTTTTCAATTAGCAAAATTGGCATCCACGCCATTGCGCAGCCACGCTCTTTGACCACTTGGTCGGTGTTGGGGTTGATGCCGTCAAGCTCAATTGACCATGCACAGCGGTGAATTTTGCCGTCGCGTATTTCTTCGCACTTGCTTCCAAGTGGGCACGTCAGAACTGTTTCTATTGTCATGGTCAGGCCTTCGCGCAAATGATCAGGTCGATGTAGCGCGGCTGCCAGTCAGACCCGCCGTTGCTCGCAGTGCTTCCGCTGATCGGGTGACTGTGACGTGCAGTGGCTCCCCCAATGGCCGCGTAGCCCGTTCTGGTGCCAACTGCAGAGCCTGTATTGGGGAGCGTCGGCACTCCACCGCCGCCGCCGCCCTGCCCGGTGGCATTGAAGTCGTAGTTATGCGCGTGCCCACTATCTGTGTGAGCGTGATCCGGGGTATCGTTACCAGTGGCGAGTGTTCCGACTCCGTGCGTGTGATTTGGCACAATATTCATCAGTATCGGGCTGTGCCCAGTGTTGCCACCGGTCCCCCCACCAGTTGTATTGACGACGCGCAACATTCGGTTGGTGGCGGCGTCCGTGGTGTCCTGCGTCCATCCGGTCGGTGCAGCAGCTTGGGCAAAGGGCATTCGAGTTCCGGCTGCGAACTTCTCGCTGGATGCCAATTGCGTTGATCCAACCGAACCAGCCGGAAGGCTGCCAATAGCCACAGTCGCCAAGTTGATGATCGTGAAGGTATCCACGGTGCCTGCAGTGAAGCCAACCAGCGTGATCGACGTCCCCGTGGTGGCGGTGTAGTCACCGGCTCCAAGAAGGGAGCCGTTGAACGCCACCAAGATGGCCCCGACAACGTAGCCCGCAGGGATTGGGATCACGGACAGCCCGTTCGATGCCGGCACGACATCCACAACCGACATGACGGACCCGCCGCCAGCGGACGCGAACAGCAGCCCGGCGCCGTCGATGCCAAGGCCCGCACCAACCTTGACCTTGCCCAGCACCGTTGGGCTGGCGATTGGCACAGCCGCTTCAGCTCGTGCAGGGGTGTGATAAAGGTTGGTTGCACCCTCCGGCACCACATCCGTGCTGCCTGGAGACGAAGCAATTTCAACGTAGGCGCTGCCACCCCACCGGTAGGTCAGGTTGGTCGCCAGCGACACATAAATCTTGCCGAACTCGCCAGTCACCGGAAGTGCAGCGAAGTTTGCGACCTCAATGACGTCGTCCACATAGGACGGCAGCTGTCCGGCCGGAATTCTCCCGTCTCCGCCAAGGCCTGCGTAGCCATTCGCAACGCCCTTGGCGGCCAGGTTCTCGGCCGTGTAGCCTAGGTTGGACTGCTTGGCTGCAACCGCCGTGTCGATGGTCGTCAGCGCCGTGCGCAGGCGGTCGCTGTCGTCCTCAAGCATGTTGTCGGCATAGGGCAGCGGCAGGTTCAGGTGCGGCGTGCGGTCATCGGTCATTGGCATTCTGAAGGTCCTTAAATAACGAACACGCGCAGGTCACGGATGCGCGGGCGCGCGGTGGTGGTGCCGGTCAGCGTGAGCCTGATCTGCACGCCATTGATTTCGTTGATGCCAGTCGCCTGGTTGATCAGCTCGGTGAAGCCGTCGTCCACTGCTGCCGACCCGGTGTTGGGCAGCGTGATCCACGGATCACCCAGGTCCTGCCCCTTGTACTCAATGACCAGGGTTGCGCCGCTGGGCACCACAGCCTGCAGGATGGTCTCGACACGGATGGAGCTGCCGCCAGGCACAGCCCGGCTGACATACGTCGCGCTGGGTGCGATGACGCCAGACACAAGCTGGGTGCCCGGGTACAGCACGGGCGAGGAGTCCGCGCTACCGGTCAGGATGGCAGACACCAGCACGTTACCAGTGACCGGCACGGCAAGCTGCACAGGCTGGCCGTCGTCCACGAGGATGACGGATGCGTCTGGCAGCGTGAGCTGGTACTTGACGCCGGTGACGCTGGTTGGGCGCTCAGCGTAGCTCATCAGCAGCAAGTCGGTGGCGCCAACCACGGCGGCCTGGCCCAGCGAGATGGTGCGGCTTGTTGAACTGTAGGCGGCCCGGTTGATGCGGAACGCCATGTCGCGGTCCTGGTGGGCAGTCCACGTCACGGCGTTGCTGGAGCTCAGCAGCACACCCACGGTATAGGGCTGGCTGGTGATCCAACGCTGATTGATGGCGTCGAACTTACCCAGTTCAGCCACGGACACGGACCCGATGGCGTCATTGCAGAGCACGACGATGGCGTACTCGCTGCCGGCCGGCAGGTAGACCGGGAACTGGAAGTTGAAGCGCGTCGTCGCGCCGCCAATATTGATGGCTGCCGGCGACAGAATGGACTCGGCCACGATGGTGGTCTCTGGGAAGCCAACCGCCGTGGTGCGGATCTGAACGCTGCACAGCGTGGTTGGCTTGGCGACGAACCACAGATCGACGCTGGAAATTTGGACGCTCTCGGAAAGCGTGAAGGTCTGCGCAAGAGGGTCGGTGTTGCCGCCGCCTCGGCCGCCTTCGCCGCCGCCTCTGGCAGCAAAAACCACCACGGGCTGAGGAGGAGGTGGAGACTGCCAGCGCGTCTCTGTGACCGTGGTCTGCTGCTGCCAGGTCTGGCGCTCCAGTGTCCCCTGCCCTGTAAATGTGGCCGTGCCGTAGCTTCCGCCGGCCCCCTCCGCCTCCATCAGCTTGTTGCCGGACGGGATTCCGACCGGAATCACGAAGCTGCCAGAAATAACGCCGGCACCGTCCGCAACGGGCGATCCGGAAATGACCGATACGCCGTCGAACCTGAGCGCAGTCAGGATTTCACCGGCGCCGAAGCCACCGATTGTGTAGGCGATCGTGATCGGGCGCAGGGTCTCGATTGGCGTGTTTGACGTATTTAGCAGGGCAGTCCTGGTGCTCGCCACAGCAATAGACAGGTCTCCGGAACCAGTCACGAAGCGGCTAGTCATCGGGCTGCTCCAGTCGGTCGTCACCTCAGTCCAGCGGTCGATAGACGGCGTGATGTGCAGCTGCGCCGGCACGGGCGCAAAGCTCATGTAGGGGTTGATCTGCATGGACCCGGTGCGCAGCACCTGCTCAAGCGACACGACCTGAGTGAATGCCAGTGTGGAGGGCGTCGTAATGTCGGCGCTCATTTGCGAGACACTGGCGGCAATAGGGAGCATGAGCTCGCCGCCCACGATGGCGGCCGTCTGCACGGTGCCGGCGTCGCGCTGGGTCTCGTCCAGAAACGGATCCGTGAACAGGCCCTTCTTGGTGCCGCCCTCGCGGGTGTGGATGCTGGACTCCAGGCGGTTCTGGGCAATGAGCTGGGCGAGCCAGTCGAGGCGGTTGTCAATGGCTGCCAGCTGCGGCATCGGGACAACGCGCACGCCGTCGTTGGTGACGGAGCGCGCCGCCGTCCATGTCTGGTAGACGCGGGCCAGCGCCAGCAGGTCGTTTGGCACGCTGGGAGGCTGCGGGTTGTAGTCTGCGCTGACGCCCAGCAGCCAGATCGGCGTGCCGGCCTGGTTCATGCAAAGCCGGTCAATTCGGGGCAGTTTTTGGCTGTAGCTCGTCAAGATCAGCGTGCCGACGACGGCGCCCGTCACGGTGAACCCAGTCTCGTCCACGCTGGCAGGCGTCACATTGGTGATGTAGTTGTACTTGACCGTGTAGGTGCTGCCGGTGGATGGCTCGGCGCCAGCCGGCGTCCAGTCCACTTTTCCGGCGGTCAGCAGGTAGTCGGCGCCAGCCGCGTAAGTCACGGCGCCCTGCTTGACTTCCAGGATCGCCAGCACAGACGTGTCGGGCAGCGGGTCCTGGGCGCCCGTGCTGATGCCGTGCGTCAGCGTGACCGTCTTGGTGGTGGTGATGCTGACTGCGGTGATCGCGGTTGCCGGCGTGCGCGCCAGATCCACGCGCTGCGCAAGCAGTGTGGTGGACAAAAACGGTTCGTTGGCGATGACCTTGAGGTCAGGCACTGCGGTCAGCGCTATGCGGCGAGCCGTTGGCAGTTCGATGCCGTAGCCATAGACGCGGGCCCGGCCCTCGCCAAGCGTGTAGACCTGGTCGACGCCGCTGTCTGCCAGCGCCTTGACCGTCAGACCGGACACCACGTAGCAGCCGCCGGCCGAGTCGCGGTCGTAGCGCGCCAGGGCCTGGGTCAGCGAGTCGAAGTTTGGGGGCGGCTCCTTGGCGTCCAGGAAGCCGTCCGTGATCGTGTAGACGGGATAAAACTCACCGGTTCCGCTTGTGGACAGACTCCACGTCGGAGTCACTTCAAGCCGCAGCGCGCCAGCCTCGTTGTATGCGCGCGTGCCGGCAGCCGGGTCGCGCAGGTCTGGATCAATGGTCTCGTCGACCACCACCTCGATCAGCCGGATGCCAACGGCCACGGTGCCGACGATGGCGGCAGTCAGAGTGGCAGGGGCAACGCCGCGCACTGCGCCGCGGATGTAAATGGCGCCGGACTGGCACTGCACAACACCGGTGGTGCTGTCGACCGTGATACTGGCGTCGCGAATGATATCGCCGTCCTTGAACAGCGCGTCAGCGACGCCCTTCAGACGGCTGTTGTGCTGGTGCTGAACCTCGTTCATCTCGGCCGACTGCAGCACGCGACCCGCGATGAACAGGTGCTCATCGTAGTTCTTGGTGGCGTCGAACCGATTGTAGTAATTGGCTGGGTTTGTCACATGGGCCTCAGAATGTCATGACGATTTCAAAGCGTTCCCGGTTGTTCGGGAAACGGTAAATCGGCGCGTAGTTCGCAAAATGGATGATGCTGCCGGGGTCGGCGACCTGGGCCGGCGTGAAATACTTCTGCCCGCCAGGCAGGCCAGCCACCATCACGCTACCCATGAAAAGGCCAATCTCACGGATGGCCGCGCCGGTGGCTTCGGCGAAGTCAAAGTCGGTGCGAAGGTAGAGGTGGCGCGTCGGCGTGACCGAGATGCTGAACGATCCCTCGGCCAGCACGATGGCGCCGGCGACGTCAGGCGCCACATACTCGAGCTGGGTGACCGTGCGTCGGCCAATCTCTGTCAGCAGCGCCGTCTCAGTGCCGGCCGGCAGCGGTGCAGTCGTCCAGGCGCCGTCCCCAGTGCCCCACGCCAGGTGCAATGGCTGGCTGGCAATGAATTTGGCAATGACAAGCCGTCCGGCGAGACTGAGTGAGGACATGGGTTCATTGTGCGGTCACGACCTTGGCCGGGGCCCGGTGGCGGCCTGCGCGCGCTGCGCCCGATGGGTGCCCGAGAATGCAGCAGGCCCCGCCGATCTTGTGGACTGGCGGGGCCTGCTGGTGGGCTGGGAGTCAGCTTGCGTGGCTGGTCACCTGCGAATGAAAAACGATGGGCTAATTGCACCTGACGCAAAAATTGCATAACATCCTGTCTTGTTTTCGTGCCCTCCGTCAGTCGTGTAGCCTGGCGCTTTCCACTTCCCTGTGTCTCGCCCACTCTCAATGGCATCCGCCACCTCAAGATACCCGTCAAGGGGGCCATCACCTTGGGAGCGAATCCACGCATTCGTTGCGATGCGTACTCCGTCCGTGGCGTGCGGGGTCTGGTTTGCTACGGTCGCCCATGCGTCGGTCGTGGTCCCGCCGAGCGGTGGCATTGTTGTCTGGAATACAGGCTTGGTTCCGCCAGCAGATAACGCCGTCCACAGCGCGGTGTAAAACGGCTGAAGGGTGGCAAGCGACTTCCCATAAGCCTGAATGTCATTGATCCCAAATTCGACAATTGAGTGGGAGCAGTATTGCACCAGATTCGTTCTTACGCCTGAACCGGCTTGTACAAGTTGCGCACCAACCGCACCGCACAACACATAGCCGAAGTTTTCCCCGATAGAGCGCGCAATTTCGCCACCGTTGCCGCTGGGGTTTGTGTTCCAGTTATCGCTGATACCGAGCGCCCGACTGTCGCCATAGATGAACACTGATGGCTTGGTGATCATGGAGAGAATGGCAATCGGTGTTGATGGATACCATGCGCCTGTGATTGTTCCGCCCATCACCTTATTCACCACGGATGCCCCGGCGTCTGTAGCTTCTCCCGCTGGAGCATTTGCATTCATGCCGATAAAGTCGGTGTGGATTAGGCCAGAGGCATTAAGGCGGTAAGTCCGTAGCCAGAACCTTGCGCCGTCTGGGATGGTAACTGTGCAGAAGTCTGACGTCAGTGTGCCGCCGCTTGCCATAACCCCTTGGTCTGCTCCAGCAAACTTAACTCGGGTGTAGGTCCCTGAAGGGTACTCAACGGCACATTCTACCGTCGTAGGGGCTCCGCTAGCTGTCTCCAGCGTCCCATATCTATCCTGCCAAACCAACTGCAATTGGGCAATGTCATCACGCGCAAAGTGACTAGAGCGGATCATTGCCTGCGTATAAGAGGCTTGCTTTACATTTGGGTAATAAGAGCGCGTAGCCACTTGCCCAAGATAGGCAGGCAAGCCGCCAGAAGTGCCCCCCACTGCAACGCTCCCCCCCGCAGGCGTGCGCAGAGTGCCGTCGGTGTTCCAAAGTGTGAGTGCGAGCCAGGCAGAGCCGTTGCACACGTACTCGGCGTAAGGGGCGGTGGAGCCGACCAGTGCGGTGACACCTTTGCTTGTCGCTACGGGGTAGGCCGCCAGCCAGGCTGTGGTGTCGGCATACATCAACCTGGAGTCGTTTCAATGAGCAACGCACTCGACACCGCCCGATTTGCCGACCTGGAAACCCGCCTTGCCGCGCTTGAGCGAGCATTGGCGAGGGTGCCGTATTGCACCAAACATGGCGGGCAAAAGACTTACACAACCTCAGAGCACACGCCCTGCAAGATGTGCCAGCAGATACGGATACAGATAGACCAAGCATCACGTTATGCGCTGCTGGAGGAAAAATATCTTGCAGTGGCGGGGAAGCCAATCGAATGAATGCAAAGAATGAGCTGTTTTATGTTGGGATTGTGATGGTGGCGCTATCGGTGGTAGCGATTTTTGTTAACGTACAAGGGGTAGGACTATGAGCAAATACAGCGGCTGGGCAATTGTGAGCAACGGGAAATTCCTAAACGATGCGGGCGGTGCAGTGGGTCCGGCATTGTTTGCAACCCGGAGGGAGGCGCAAGCGTGGTGGTTGTCACATTCATCCCACAGTTTTTGCAGTCTCTCTTGGTAAACCTCTTGCTCCTCTTGAATTTCCTCGACTGATACCCTGTATTTTTTTACCGTTACAATGCCGTTGAAACAACTTGGCTCTTTTAATGTTAGTTTTCGGAGCATGTAACCTGATAACTCTTTAAATGTTTCTATTTGCATCACGCACCCACCTCTCGACATAAACCCGCATCCAGTCCCGATACTTTGCTCATTTTCCCTGCCTCTCTTTCCAGTCCTTGATCCTGCGCTCCTTGCGGCGTTTTGCCGCCCGGTCACGCTCCCTCACGATCTGGGCGTTGGGGCTGCTGGGTTTTCTTTTCATACTCCCTCCACATGAATTGCGCTTTCAAGTGACCTTTCAATAGTTCCCTCACTTCTACCGGCAGGCTTGCGAGTAACGCCCTGCGGCCCCCCAAATCCATCGCCATTGCTGCCTTGATGTAGGATCGTGCGGGTCTGGTAGAGGGCGATAAATTCCTCTGTTGTGACATTTTCGCCCAGCCTTTTTTCTGCGTCTGTTAGATGGTAGCTCATTGTGGCACTCCCAGCCAAGGCATTGGCATGATTTCGAGAAAGGCATTAGTGCGCGTTCTCCACTTCATTCTCAGTGCTTGGCTTGGCTTGCGTGAATAGACCTTTGCCCCTGACTTGGCACCAGGCTTTGCCGCCCTCATAGACAGGTTGCCGCTGTTATACAAGTCTCCGAGATACCCCGCGACGATACCGTGTGGTATAACTTCCGCAGTGCGTGAAAGGTAGACAACCATATCCGCAACAGTAAACGGGTCGCCGCTTGTTACCAGTGTGCTTGTCAGTATCCTGTTCAGGTTATCTGTACGGTACTGCTCCATTGCCAGTTTGGTGTTACGCTTGCGTTGCTCTGTAATTCCGTTTTTCTGTGTCATCAGTTATCCCCACACTTCTGCTAGTCGGTATTCTGCTGGTATCGCATCGGGTGTATTCAGCCGCCGCGCCTCATGGTTGACGACGTGCAGGTATTTTTCCTGCGTTTCTGTCGGTATGTCCAATCGACTGAATATGCCCTCCATATTCTCCGAGCCTTTGGCAATCTGCCCGATAAACCACAACCATGCCTGCGCAATCTCTGGAGGGCAGTTGGTCGTTGTATCGGGTGCTGGCAGTGCCTGCCTGCTGTGTTCAGCCCTGTTCTGCATCAACTCCAGAATGTTGGCAGGACGTGGCGCATACTTGCCGATCTTGACGTATTCCTTCAGGGCGTTTTTGATAGTAACAACACTCCTGTCACCCATTGCTGAGTACCAGAAGGAGAAGTCTGTCTTCTCCAGTTTCTTCCCATAAAAATCCAGCGTCATACCGAGCGCGTGGGCAAAGTCATCCTTTTCAGCTTCCGCATTGCTCTCCGTTCCCGTGTCCTCCTTGCCAACCCATTGCTGAGTCGTAGCACACCAAATTGATACGGTACAGTTGTGGGTATCACGGGAATGCTCGCGCTTCCAGCCGAGAGGGCCGCAGACCTCATCCAGTCGCTGCA